CATCACAGATATGGGCTGGGATGGAAAAGACTTGGTTGGAACAGTAGAAATTCTACCTACTCCAAGTGGTAATATATTAAGAGATTTATTGCAATCAGGAATTCTTTTGGGTATTAGTAGTCGTGGATTGGGTAGTGTTAAGAAAGACATGAGAGAAGGTGCCGACGTTGTTCAAGATGATTTTGATTTAATTGCATTTGACTTCGTAAGCAATCCAAGTACTCAAGGAGCTTTTATGTATCCACAAGGAAAGATTAATGAAAGTGTTGAACAACATAAAACAATTATTAACCCATATAGTAATGTTGAAAGAATTATCCACAACATTCTATCAGAACTATAATATTTATAAAGTATGAAATTAAAACATTTACTAGAAAATTCTACTGAACACGCATATACTCCTCTTACCGTTTATGAGAAGAAGAATATGGTTGAAACGATCAAATCATATAACGAATATCGTAAAGGTTTGAAAACAGACAGTGTATATGAAACCGCACAAAAAATAATGGAAGCTGTTAATTTAGCAGAACGTTATGCTTTGAAAGAATGTGGCGATTGGATGGAAGCCAAGATGGTAGAACGTGATATGAAAGAAATTAAACGTGATGCCGCAAAGATGTACGAAGAAGCTCAAAAGATGAAAGCTATTGAAAAACAACTTGAAATGTTGTACGAAGAAGTTGGTCGTCGTTTAGAGAGATATTTTGAAATTGCTGATCCAATCAATGAAGCTCCACAAGCTTATCAAACACAAAATCAACAAAGTTCAGTTAGTATCGATTCATTGGAATAGAATCGATATATTCTAACATTTTATCAAACGTTTCGAATACATATTTTCTATTAGTTTCCAAAACATAGCCTTCGTCAGTTTTATAGACGAAGGCTTTTATTTTTTCATTTTCCAATTGTAAAGCTGGAATTTCAATTTCAGAGAACATTTTATAGTCATCGTCGATTCTGAAATTCATCTCGCCTAACATATCCAACTCTGAAAAGTTCCATCCATTTGGATGATCCAAATCTTCCAACTTATATATTTTAATATCTTCCTCAAAGTTATCGTTGTTTAAAAAATTAATCAACTTTGGACTTTTGTGGTTGTTGTAATTATTATTCATCGCACGAACGTCTGGATTAGAATATGGATTCTCATCGCCTTTTCTTTTGATATTTTTGTAATTATCCTTGGGTTGATTCATGTGTCTATTAAAATTTGGATTGAAATTGTATGGCATAATATTACATTGATCCTAATGTTGTATTAATTCTGTCGATGAAATCAGATAACGTTTTACTTTTTTCTGCAAGATTTTCGTTATCAAAACTGTTGCTTAATAGATCTAATATTTCTTTATCGGGTTTATCGGGAAATGTTCTTTGAATAATACAAGCGTATTTGTTTTGTTTATCTTCGTTGTCTACCAACTTTTTAAACACATATTTTTTATTGGTACCATTACTATTGACTTCTGTAGAAACTTCGTTGGTACTTTTATTTTCTTTGAATTTTGTTTTTCCAAATCCACTAAATCCATTTTGTTTGGTTTGAAATACTTGTAATTCTTTTAGATCAAATGGTACTCCAACTTGTTTAGATAAATGTTTTTTAAAACTTATACCGCTTACTTTTTTAATTTTACCCAAACTATATTCATTTTCTTTTAATTTGTGAATAATTTCTTTTACTTTAGTAAAATCTTTTACACTACTTGGTTTTATAGTACGTGCCATTTTACGAACTTGCGGGGAAACTTCTTTTGATTTAATTCCGCCTTTTTGTAAAGCTCTTACTAGTCTAAAAAGTTTTGCTTGTTTTTGCGATTTTGCAGGCATATATCAATAAATATAAAATATTTTTATTTATTTCCATTTTATATTATATTTATTATTCAAATACATCATTCTTTGATGTCATATCAATTTATCTTCTTTGGAGTTCTTCAATAGCTTCACCAACAAATAACAATAAGAAAGGCAAAATATAATTATGAGCGATCTATTAAAAGAAAGCATTGCAGACGCGAAGGCTGTACGTGAAACAGCTTTGGCAAATGCAAAAACTTTCCTTGAAGAAAATTTTGCTGCTAGCATGAAAGAAATGTTCGCAGACAAACTCAAGGAAGAAATGGCAGAAGAAACCAGTGAAGAAGAAGGCAAGATCGATGAAAAGCTTGCATCTTCAAACATCGGTAAAGATGATAGTAACATTGCTTCTAAGCAACATCCAACTAAACCATCTCCTGCTGCAAACAAAAACACAACTCCTGCTGGAAAGCAAGAATTTGATGTAACACTTGAAGAAGAAACTGCAGTAGAAGAAGGTGCAGAAGTAACAAGCCAAGAACTAGATGAAATTCTAGCTGAATTGGAAAGTGAAGTATCCGAAGGCGATGATGCTCAAGAAGCACCAGAATCAGGTGATATGGACGAAGTTAGTTTGGATGAACTTCTAGCAGAACTAGAAGAAGAAGAAGCCGCTGTTCCAGCACCAGCTCCAGCACCAGTAGATCCAATGCAAGCAGCTGCTCCAGCTCCAGCTCCAGCACCAGCTCCAGAAATGGGACAAGTTCCTTCTCCAGTAGCTGAAGGTGAAGAAGACGGAGTTACCGCTGAAGAAATGGCAGAAGCTTTGGTTGCTATCAACGAAGAAAACGAAGCTCTAAAGAAACAACTTGCAGAATCTCTAAGTACTGTTAAGTACATGAAGGGCGTTCTAGCAGAAACCAACCTATTGAATGCTAAGTTGCTTTATACCAACAAGTTGTTCAAGGGTAAGAGTTTGACCGAAGATCAAAAACTTAAGATCATCAACACTTTCGACTTGACCAAGAATATTCGTGAAGTCAAGTTGGCATATACAGTTTTGGCCGAATCAATTAATTCCGGTGCATCAGTTGCCAAGAAAAAGACAAATGCAACTGCTCAAACTATCACCGAAGGTTTGGCAAGCAAACCAGTATCATCAACAAAGCCTGCTTCTACCATTGTAGAACCTCAAGCTGATGTGATGACTTCAAGATTCCAAAAACTCGCAGGAATCAAGAAGTAAAATTAGTTTGCGAGTAAAAACCTAACAGTAATTAATATAGAAAGAAATAAAAATATGAGTATGGATGTAAAAAGTCTATTGACAAACAATATGAATCCACAAGCCAAATTGATGGCTGAAACACGTGGACTACAAAACAAGTGGGAAAAGACAGGCCTCCTAGAAGGTTGCCAAGGTGTTGAAAAAGCACACATGTCTATCCTCTTGGAAAACCAAGCAAAGCAATTGCTCGACGAAGCAACTACAACTGGTACTTCTACCAGTTCTGAACAATGGGCTGGCGTAGCTCTTCCATTGGTTCGTCGTGTATTCGCTGAAATCGCTGCGAAGGAATTCGTAAGCGTTCAACCAATGAACCTACCATCTGGTCTAATCTTCTATCTAGACTTCAAATATGGTACAACCGCTCCAAACCAAGACTTGCGTAACTTGAACAACGGTAGTTCCAAGACTACCCGTGCAGGTAAGCAATTGAATGACAGTTTGTTCGGTGGTACAGGTAAGAAATTGGGTTCAACCGATAGCGCAGTACGTGGTCTATACGGTCAAGGTGCTTATGCATATTCTGTACGTCCAGTAAGTAGCTCTGCTATTACTTTGACAAAGACCGCTGGTTCAACAAACAACGGTAACACAATTCAAACAGCTTCATGGAACGATGTTCAATTTGATGCTGATTTGAGCGCATCAGTTGTGGCTAAGAAGTTGTTCAAAGTTATTTTGAACCACGACGACAATACCTCTGGTATTGCTGCAAACGGATATGTATACAACGCCGATTTGGTCGCAGTACGTTCATTCAACTTGATCTCTGGTTCAACTACTCCAACCACTCTACAAAGCAGTGGTTTGGTATTGAATACCTATAGCAAGGCAATTAACACTGGTAGTTTGGGCGATCCATTCTATCAATCTGTATACATTGTATCTGCATCTAACAGTGCATTCGGCGGTGTATCTAGCAAGATTAAATTGATCTATAGTCTACAACCTACCGATAACTTACGTGGTGACTTCGAAGCTGGTAAGACCGCAGGTGAAGGTTCTGGTACCTCTGGTAACGTTGCTACACAAAGCATCGATACTGATATCAGTATCCCAGAAGTAAACTTGGTACTAAACAGTGAACCAATCGTTGCTAAGACCCGTAAGTTGAAGGCAGTCTGGACCCCAGAATTGGCTCAAGACTTGAACGCATATCACTCCATTGATGCAGAAGCAGAACTTACTGCTCTATTGAGTGAATATGTATCTATGGAAATCGACCTCGAAATCCTAGACATGTTGAACGAAGCCGTTCAAGGTCAAACAACCGAAGCTTGGTCCGCCCAAATCGGTGTTGAATTCAGCAAGAGCATCAACGCAACCACTGGTGAAGCAATCTTCACACGTAATGCAAACAGTTCACCAAACCGTACTGCTTACGTAAAGAGCACTTGGTTCCAAACTCTTGGAAACAAGATTCAAAAGGTATCTAACACAATCCAAAAATTGACCCTACGTGGTGGTGCTAACTTCTTGGTCGTAAGTCCAGACGTAGCAACCATCTTGGAATCAATTCCAGGATATGTAGTAAACACTGATGGTGATCAAGCTAAGTTCGCAATGGGCGTAAGCCGTGTTGGTAGCTTTGCTTCTCGCTTCCAAGTTTACAAGAACCCATATATGACCGATAACGTTGTATTGGTTGGTTTCCGTGGAAATAACTTCCTAGAAACCGGTGCTGTATATGCTCCATATATCCCACTAATCCAAACTCCATTGGTCTATGATCCAGTGAACTTCACTCCACGTAGAGGTGTAATGACCCGCTACGCTAAGAAGGTCGTCAGACCAGAATTTTATGGAAAAGTTATTATCGGTGATCTCGATACCGTATAATACTTAGTAGAAATAAAATAACTCAAAAACCCCAACGAAAGTTGGGGTTTTTCTTGCATTACTCAAAAAATTCGTTGGTAGATGTTACAACGATTTCTTGCACTTCTTCTTTGAACGAAGTATCTTTGGGGTAAGGTAGAACTTTATGTTTTAGAGATTTAACCAGTTTCTTATTTTCTATCTTGTTGCTAATAAACTTGACGTAACGATGTTTACCACTTTCACGTTTACGCCAAAATGTTCTACCTATACGTTCTTTTAATTTATCTACACTGTGTGTTTTCCATCTAGCATATACACTTCTACTATGTATCCATTCATATTGATTTGGACCAATTAAACTAACACTATAGTTAGGCATTATTGCTATATCCACATAGTTGTCTCCTTGATATACAAATCCAGTTGCTTGATATATTGTTCCAGCGTGTCCAACTTCACTATCTGCATAACTAAGAATACATTTAATGTGTGGATATTCTCTGTTTAATAGTCTAAAACTTTCAGCTATACAATAACTCTCTATATTTTTACCATAACCATCTGCAATCCATAACCGCGTTAATTCCAACACATTATTGTTAGTAAGTAGACAAGATACGCTGGTACTTGCATTTCTACCTACGGCATTTCCATATACTAATACACCTATCAGGCGTTCGTTAAATCCCCCAAAGAAAGTACTTTCGATATACTCTTTGTAATAAACTCCATAAGCTACAGTACAAAGTGACCACTTGTGAGTATAGTGGTTCTTTTCAATAAGAATTTTTGCAACATTCTTATTGATGCTTTTGAGGTAAATTAATGAGGGGTTAAAATACTCCGACATTATTTCATTATAACAATATAACTCGACATGTCAAGATTTATATGAATTAACACAATATATTTAATTCGTATCTCTCAACTAATGTGTTTATGTTTTGTTCTATTTTGGATATATAATCTATCGTTCCATATTGATGTAGATTATAGTAGTGGTTATGTAACATTGGTTTAACTAATTTATTCCAGAATACCGGCGTTTTATGAATCATATCTTCAAACGAATTATACATTTTTATTTTATTAAATTTTTGATATTCATCAAATTCTTTGTATAGTTTGTCTAATTTATCAACATACAACTCATCACTCATTTGACTTAACCAATCTGCCAATGCCACACATGCACCTAGTTGGTTTAATCCAACATTATAATTTGGTTTAAAATAATCGGTGGTTTTAATCAATTTACATATTTTGTTCTGTTCTTCTTGAGTTAGTATTTCTGAGAAGTTTTTGCTTACAAACTCACACCCTCTATCTACGTGACAATTTATATATTGGGCACCGGTTCCTATTTTTTCATCTTTACTTTTTAAGAAACCAATGTCATGATATAACGTTGCGATCACACCACAGAAAAAATTATTTGGATCTTTTGTTATTATAGATTCTTTTATAATACCATCATATATGTCTACAAATACCTCAACGCTTGATAAAAAATGATCTATATTATGATATTGTGTTTTTAATCTATAGTATTGATCATTTCCGTTTACACATAGTTCTATTAAAAACTCATAAAGAAACTTGATTCTAGGATCGGTATGTTTGAATAACCGGTTTGACGTTGTGGTAATGTAATCTAATGTGGTATTCATGTTAACTTTTTGATTTTAAGTTTAGGGGTTCATATACCTTCACAGGTATGTCCTTTCCTTTTACCTTGACCTCGACTACATAGTGATAGTCGATATCATCTTTACTTTTTTCATATACAGATTCAGACACTAAAATCTTTGTTTTATAAGTTTTATTAGCTGACTCCAAACGAGATGCTAAGTTAACAGTATCACCAGTGACTGTGTAATTCATACGGTTGCTGGAACCAATATTTCCAACAATTACTTCGCCACAATTTATACCTATTCTGGTTTTAAATATGAATTTCTTTCCTTGAAATTCCCATCTTTTGTTTAATTTATCTATTTCATCACTTATCTTAAGAGCAGTTGCAACAGCTACACTCTCATGATTTTCTATTTTATTAGGAGCATTCCAAAATGCCATTACAGCATCACCTATGAATTTGTCAACGGTGGCACCACTTTCTTCTAAACAATGTACATATACGTCAAAATATTCATTTAAAGATGTAACAACTTCATCCACATCGTTGTTTTCGGAGATGGTTGTAAATCCTTCGATATCACTAAACAATACCGTTACGTATGTTTTTTCACCGCCTATTTTTGCATCTTTACCTTGAGTTATTAGTTGTTTAACAACCTTATCAGGAACATATTTTGCAAATGATCTCAAACCGGTTTTAACCTTATCAGTTGCATCAATCATATCATTTACTTCACTGATGTTGCTATTGAAGTCGATATGGTCATCTAAATTTAAATCTCTCAATTTAAGAATTTCATCTCTGACTCTGTAGAGAGGTTTTCTAATTGCGTTAGTCATCCAAATTATAATTGGACATATTAAAATTAACAATGTAAAAAATACACAAGTAAACTTCTTTTTATAATCAACGATATATTTGTCAGCGTCAACAGATTTAATATCACTACATACAACATAAATTAACTTTCCATTCTTAAATATAGGTTTATAAGCAGATAAAAATGTACCCCACTTATCTGTATAATAATCATTTTCAAAGTATATTTCCTCTTTGGTATTTTTAAACAACTCTTTTAATCCATCACCAGCATCATCATATACTTCACCCAACTTAGCCTGTTCTGATACATCATCACCACAATCTATTATATAAGTGATATTTGTGCCTGTTTGTCTTACTATATAAACAAACTTAATATTTTCTATTTGACGCTTAATATCTACAATCTGTCTTCTATAGTTAATAAATATTTCACTTTGCTCTTGTTCATATTTAGTAAAACTATCAATTTCATATGGGTCAAGAATACTACTACAAAGATTTACAGATGTAGTTAGACTTCTCTTTAAACTATTCTTTGCTATATCTTCTATTGCAAATATCAATAAAAAGAAATAAACAACGCTTACCAATGCCAAAATGAATATGGTACTTGTAGATAACGCAAATCTTAAATTGAATTTAAATCTATTCATAGTGATATCCTCAATCCAAATGAATAAGTGTACACAATACTATTGTCTGGAGAACTAAATGGTTTGTCTATTTCTCCCACGGTAAATATTCCTAAAAACTTATTTACATCATAATCAAATCTAATCACACTACCATAATAACCATATCTATTATCATAATCAGCTGTTCCTACTACTGGTCTAAAATTCAAATGTAGTTTTTCAGTAATATCCTTATTATAATCAAAGCTAATGGTTGCTCTTGGAGTGTTATTATAGGTTATCATACTGAAATATATGGTTGGAGATACTATCCAATCATAACTTAGTGATGTATATGGTTCAAAGTAATGGTCACCTGCACTATAATAATAGTAATACCAACTACCTGTGTTTAATGTTAGTTTATCAGTTATTTTGTATTTACTACCCAACCCAAAGTCACTTTCTTTATATTGATCCAAACCATGATATTGTACATAATCGAGATGTGGCGTAAAATTACCTAGTTGATGGCTTAAAGTGTTCTCAGATATAAAAGTGTTAACTGAATATATTTGAGCATCAAATAAATAATTCTTCGTATAATAACTTGAGTTTTCAAAATCTAAAGCAAACATCCTCCATGACGTAAACATTAGATATATTAGTATTAATTTTTTCATATTTTTTAGGCTCCGCCTGTTTTTGTTATATTATATAAAAAAGTCCTTTATACCGGTTTATCGGTTGTTGGTTCTGCCTTTTTTACTCTACTTGACGGAAATGCTTTATTACCAAAGTCACTGCCATGTAAGCTATACAAGTGCATCACCACACCGTGTTTTACAACTACATCACCCAAATCATTCACTAATACATATGTGGGTCTATCATATTTTAACATTACAGCCGAACTAACCAATAAGTGATTACTTTCACCTGCATCCATTACTCTTTGAGCATAATTAATACCGTCACCACTTATATTCAAATTACCATTGATATCTTCCATTGGAATTACAGAACCACAATGTACACCCATTCTCATTTGTAGGTCTGGTCTATCCTTTACAGCCTTAGCTATGGTTACTGCACAATTCATTGCGTCTTCTAAGTATGTAAAGAAGCCCATTACCATACCATCACCAGTAGGTAATATAATCAACTTTTCAAGAGCATTAGCAGTCTTATATTGCATCGTACCTTTAATTAAAGCACCCAAGTCTTTACAAGCCTTCTTTTGTTCATCTGTAGTCTTTTTACTATAAGCTACAATGTCCATAAAGAATATGAAACCTTCTTGTTCTACATCCAATTGCAATCTACTGGATTTGACTTCTACATCGACTTGTTCAACCTTCTTAACAATAGATTTTACAGGCTTTGGTACTTCAACCTTCTTTTCTTCTTTCTTTTCCACAACCGGCATATTCTTTAACTTTAAGAAATCTTTCCAGTTAATCTTCTTTACCGGTGCATCTTTTTTCTTTGGTTCTTTTGCAGTTTGTTCTTCTTCATGTTTCTTTATTGCAGCTTCTTCTCGTTCACGCTTTTCAATAAACAAAGCTATTTGTTTCTTTACTTCATCTGTAATATAAATGGTTACATCTTTACCACCGCCGCCTGTGTCATGTTTCTTCTTTCTTTGAGCACCTTTGGTTTGTAAATAAGTTTGCATTTCTACATTTCCAGTCTTAAATGCAATATCTAACGGAGCAATTTCACCTTTAAAATCTGCACCATTAACATTTGCTCCCAAATGTACCAAAAACTCAACCATATCAACATCGTTAGCGTTAACGGCATAATGTAATGGCATCCAACCATTCTTTTCATCTCTACCATTGATTCTACCATCTTTATCAAAGAATCCTTGTACACCCTCAAAATCACCAGTTTCTGCACAGAAATGAATACTTACACCACCTGCGGATTTAGCACCGTAATTGTTTAGTATTTTAACAATTTCACCTCTATTTGTATTGGACAATACATCAATCGGGTTGTTTTTACCCAAGAAATCTTTCTTGTTGATATCTGCACCTTTAATGATTAGATATTCAACCAAGTGTTTTTGACCGTAATTAACGGCATAATGTAGTGCAGTCCAACCTTTGCCCGCATCAACTTCATTGATATCACATCCTTTATCTAACATTTCTTCAATAGAAACGATATCACCATTCTTTGCAGCCAAGTGGAAACTACTACCACTGCTGTATTTAGCACCTCTTTGTTGTAGCACTTCTACAATAGGTTTGAAACCTTTTTGTTCAGCTACATCTAGTGCGGTATTTTTGCTTGTCCAATCTTTTACATTTGGATCAGCTCCGTGATTTAATAATAATCGAACTATTTCTATTTGATTTTCTTCTACTGCAACAACCAGTGGGGGATTGCCTGTGTCGTCATCTCTCTGATTAACGTTTATTTTTTCTTTTTCTATACAATTATAAACGTTATCGTATAGACCTCTTCTGATGTGGGTAAAAATGTTAATAGCCATATCAGTCGTGTTTTTTGAAACGAGACAAATCTAATTGAGGTAGAGGTTTTTCTATATTTAGACTTGCTAATCGTTCGTTTTGAATAACTAATTTACTACCACCGGCAACTTTACCATCTACTATGTCATATATAAAAAAGACTGTTTTTGTTAAACCCACACGAACAATTCTGCCGGGTTTACCATCAACGTATACAACGTCGTCTTCTTTATAATCACTTCCGATAAACATGAAAAGTGCAGATGCCAACTTTTCAATACTTGATTTGAATATCAGAATTACTAAACCGGCTAAAAACATCCAGACATATTTGCCTGTCATATCTTGCGCAGTTGATTCTAATACCTGTTGAGAAATTACGTGTGCTGTATTTGTGTCCATAATTGTATTTAGTTTATTAACATATAACATTCGTTAACAATCCAAAACAATTATATAATAAATATATTATATAATTTACTTAATCCACTTTTGTTCTTTTAGAATATCATCAATCAATTCTTTTTCGGAACTGTCCATTTCTTTATCAAATCTCTTTAATACTTCGGTTAATGGATATACTCTGTCAGGAGACTCTTTTTGCTTTTCTTTTAGTTCTTGGATTACAGCAACTATTTTAACAAGGGGAGACTTAAACTCATCAACTTTATCTTTTGATGCAAAATTAGCTAATTCAAATGCATGTGGAGTTAATGCTTTTACCAAACTTAATAGTCCAGATCCAATCATATTGAATATACTAAATGCTGCACCGGCGGCTGGATGTATTGTTGATAATATTCTAAGTACAACAAATACTATAACAAATACGATAATTGCGGTCATCGCACTAATAAAAAACTTCTTTAAACCCCAAAATACTGCATTTAATCCAAACATACCACTCATAGCATCAAGAGTAGCCTTACTTTGATCAGCTTCTTTTGCAATTTCTTTTGCTTTATCAGTCATTTGCCACAATTCATCATCGTACTTTTCTTTCAAAGCAGACTTTTCTTTTTGTAGTTTGTTTATGATTTCGTCACGTTGTGATAACAACTGATCACCTTTCTTTCTTTCTTCAGCAACTTGACTGTTCAATAGATCAACAGTAGCTTTGATACGTTTAATTTCATCTATATG